GGCCCAGGACCAATAAGGTATGTTATAGTTGGTTTTGTAAAAACAAAAGATTTTTATAAAAATAACAATTACTAGAAAAGGATAAAAATGAATAAGCAAATACTAGAAGAAAAAGTTTATTACTATGAAGATGGGGTAAAATACTTTGACAAGTTAATGCAAACCATTGATGAGTTGGATATGCTAGAAGCAATTAGCGGAGACTCTTCTTGGACTAACTGGACCTCTTCCAACGATAAAAGTTTTATATATGGTTCTACTAAAAGTTTTGATATAGAAAAAATTAAACAAATGGAAGAGCCTTTTAAAACAAAAATGGCTTTTATTTACAATACCATCCAAGATTCTTTTTATGATGTATGTAAAGACTATGCTTCTTCTTTAGGTGATCCTGATACACCAAATCTTTTTCCAACTTTTAATATTAAAAAATATAAAGTTGGCTCTTCAATGGGAGCACATTTTGATCAACTAGATGGAGACAAAACTTTAAGATATTCTTTAGTTATGTATCTAAATGATGATTTTGATGGTGGAGAAATATCATTTACTTTGTCAGATTATGATGGCATTTTAAATAAAAAGAGACTTACGCCTCATGCAGATTATGAAAAAGCAATAAAAGGCGATAGCATAGACTTTGCTGTTAAACCCAAAGCAGGAAGCATCATTATCTTTCCTTCTTCTGCGCCATATCATCATACTGCACATCTAGTAAAAACTGGTTTTAAATACATGGTTCCAGGACATTGGATACATAATCATTTAGAATTTAATAAAAATAAAGAAAACTATTAATGAAAACAGCAATTGTTACAGGGGCAAGCAAAGGTGTTGGCTATGCAACCGTAAAACTTTTATCTGAAAATGGATATAAAGTTATTGCTGTATCAAGAAATTTATCTAAAGTCTCTAAACTAGTTTCAAAAAATGTAGAAGTTTACCAGATGGACATTACGCAATCTAGTGAAATTAAAAAATTTTATGAAGTATATAAGGATATTACCCTAGACCTTCTTGTTAATAATGCTGGCGGAGGATCTAGTCCAACACAGATTATCAATGAAACAATGGATAACTTTAGAAGGGCTTACGATATTAATGTTTCTGGACCAATGTATCTGTCACAACTTTTTGTCCCATGTCTAAAAAAATCTGAATCGCCTACAATTATATTTATAACATCACTTTGTGGCAAGATTCCTTTTAGAGGTGGTGGAAATTATAGCAATGCAAAAAGAGGAGAAATGGCCTTAATAGATACAATGAGAATGGAGTTTCCAGAGTATGGAATTAAAGTGAGTGAAATCTGTCCAGGAACAATAGATACTCAAGTAGAAAAAAAGGATAATGCATTGACTGCAGAAGATATGGCAAACACAATTTTTTGGATAGGTTCGCTACCTTTTCATATGAATATAAACCATATAGAACTTAATCATATTTTTAGCAGTAAATTTGCATGATATAATATAAAAATAAAATGAATACTTTTAATAGTTTCTATTTTTTACATATTCAAAAAACTGCTGGTCGTTTATATGTTTATAACTTTTTATTGCCATTAAAAAAAATATTAAAAGATTCAAATATTGAATATTTAGATAATAGAATTAATTCAGGCGATCATTCTCAATGGAGAGATGATTTAGATAATTTAACATATATAACAACATTATTTAGAGATCCTTGTAAGCAAGTAATAAGTTTATATGTTCATGGAGTTACCACAGACAGTAATGGTCAAAAAATAAATTCTCCTATATCTGGAATAACTAAAAAAGATTTTTTTTTATGGTTTGAAAAAAATAAAAAAACATTAAGAAATTATCAATCTAAAAATATTATAAGCACAACAATTAAAAAAGAAGAATCTTTTTATTTAACTTTTTCAAAAATGAATTCATTTACAAAAGAAGATGTATTTAATAGAATAAATAAAATATCTTTAATACTTAAACCAGAAGATTTATCAGAAAACAATATTGATAAAATACAAAAAAAGATTTTATTTGATTTAAACATTAATCATGATAATATAAAACAAAATCTTTATAATCGTGAACATTATAGAAGTTTAGAATCTGAATTTATATATAACGAATTAACAGATAAAGAAAAAAATTACATTTATTCAATAAGCAGTATAGATTCTGAAATATATGAGACTAAAGATATATTTTATAATCTAGAAACTTAGTCTGGAAACTTGCTCATCCAAAACTTAGTTCTTGGAGTAATGCCCTTCCAAGAAGACCAATCATCTCCACCTTGGGACATGTAGTGAGCAATCTCAGCATTTTTTACGGGATTAAACAACTCAGCATTAGACTCAAGATCAAACTTCTTTCTACGGTCTGGACCCAGTTGATCAATCATATTAATTTGGAACATTCCATAGGATGAGTCACCAGTCTTGTGATTGCCATTAAAAGCCAGTGGTCGCCCATTAGACTCCTTCTTAGCAACTGCCCAAGCAACAACTAGGTCCTTGCCCTTAAAGCCAACTAGACTAAGAAGTTCTTTTAATTCTCTATCTGTAAGATGTGTTTTATTCTCATACTTTTCTAACATTTTTGCTTTAGAAACAACAAAAGCCACCTTTGGGGTGGCATCAAGGCTTTCAGCCTGTTTCGTTAGTAAATTATTTTTAGTAGTTTCGGCATTAGCAGAGTTGCTTACTGGCGTAATAACTCCAACTAAAGACAGGATTCCAATCCAAGCCATTTTGTCTCTTCTCATAATAATACCTCCTAGAGTACAATTGCTACCTGTTGGTAGCATAAACCAAGTATAACATGTTTTTCCCTGCAAAGTCAAACTTTTGATATTTTTTATAAAATATTATAAAAATTAATTTTATGAAGTGGTATAATGGTAAATACTATGGCTACTGGCTCAACTTCTACCTATAATCTTCCTTATCCCCTGATGGCTGATCAGGTAAATGTGCATGAGGATATTCAAGCATTAGCCGAACGAACAGAATTAGTTTTATTATCAATTGTTGCACAAACTGTAGAAATTATCAATACTAGTGGAGCATCTATTTCAAAGGGTGACCCAGTATACATAACAGGATATACAACAAAACCAACTGTTTCAAAGTCTGTAGCAGAAACACTAGCAACATTTCCAGTTCTTGGCTTGGCTCAAACTGCAATTGCAAATGGTGCATCAGGGTTTGCAGTTACCTCTGGCACATTAGAATCTATAAATACAAATGCATATGAAGCAGGAAATATTTTGTATGTTGGAACTGGCGGAGGTTTGACTGCAACAAAGCCTGTTACAGGTTCAGGAGCAGTGGCAATAGTTGCAAAGAAAAATGCTTCAACAGGAATATTAATTGTTGGGCAACCAAAGGGTAACGGTACCTGGGGATCACTAAAGGCGGGATTAGCATAATGGCAACACTTAGAGGCAGTAGTACTGGAACATATGATATTGGCGAAGCACCACCATTTGTTAATTGGACATTTGTTAAGGGTGATACAGCATCATTTCGGGTATATGTAACAGACGACGCTAGACAGCCACTAAACATCCCTGACTGGACAATATCTATGCAGATTAAAAGACCTACAACAACTCCAGTTGTCCCTGGAGAAATTACAGATACAGCAACGCTAATGTATACAATTGTTCCAGCCCCAGATGCTGATGATGCTGACGGAGAGTTTACAGTTTCCTTAACAGCAACACAGACAACAGCACTGCGAACAAATGATATTTTTGATATTGAACTTTCTCTTCCTGCAGATTCTATTGTTTGGACAGTTGCCCAAGGCAAGGTGACAGTCCTTGAAGATGTTACAGCATAATGGCTACAGTATCTTTAACTAAAAAACAGCCAGGAACTGTTAAGCGTATTGAACTTGAAAACTATCTCAACACATCAATCAGAACAAGCACTCGTAGCATAACAATTAATGAAGTCCTTCCTTTTAGAGTTAGGTTTTCTGCAATTAGAATACCCGCTGGTGGACCAGGAGTTGTTCCACCAATTCCTTTACAAATTATTGGTTACAGTAACTATATACTTTAAAATGTGATATAATCCTCATATGGCTAAAATATCTATTGCAAATGTGAAGGCTTTGTTCCAAACTGGAGATCGACCAACCCAAGAAAACTATGAAGATTTAATTGATAGTGCTTCTGCTAGGTCCACAGATCTTGGTTCAGATGGTAATAACGAACTAACAATTAATGGTATTGAAAACTCAACTATTTTTGATAACTTTTCAGCATCAGAGTTTAGATCAATGAAATATATGATTTCTATTAAGCATGTAGCAGGTGGTGCAAATAAGTACTACTCTACAGAACTAAACATATTGATTGATGGTACAGGAGTATCTATCAGTGAATATGGAACTATTGAAAACGATGGGAATATTGGCACCATCTCCGTTTCAAGGGCTGGAGACACAGTTTCACTAACTGTAGTTCCAGTAGGGGGAATTACACCTATAACTCTACGCTACATGCGTATGGGATTAAAGGCCTAACCTAGGAGATAAAAAATGGCAACAGTAACAAAAGACTTTAGAGTAAAAGCGGGACTTGTAGTTGAGGGATCAACTGCGACCGTTAATGGAAAGAACATTATCACAGCAGGTGTCGTTGACGCTAAAGGTGATTTGATTGTTGCTAGCGCAGACGATGCAGTTGCTCGTTTAGGCGTTGGCTCAAATGGTCAAGTACTTACAGCAAATTCAAGCGCTACATATGGTGTTGAATGGTCAGCCCCAGCAGCAGTTGGTGTATTTGGTTCAAGTATTGAATTCGAAGGCGCAACAGCAAATAATTTTGAAACAACACTTGAAGTAACAGACCCAACTGCAGATCGCACAATCACACTTCCAGATGCAACTGGCACAGTAGCACTTACTTCAGATGTTACAA